TTGAAAGATCTGATTTGTATTTAGTACTTGGTTTTCCATGTTATTATTGTTAATGTTATTATTTATTCTTCGTTCATCGAATCCAACCAACGATCTTCCACCATATCGAACCAAGCGTTCGCTTCGGCGGTTTCTTCGGGCGTGAGCGCGATCATGTCGCGGAGGTCACTCTCTGCGCTGATCTCGGGGGAGAAGTCAATCACCATGAAAAGAGAATAGCAGACTGCCGCCGAACGTCAACGATTTTTCAGATATTTTTTCGGATTTTTTCGGCTGTCAGCGTGGGTCGATCACGAAGTGCAGAGGCTGTCAAGAAAAATCGAACGAAAAAAGAAAAATTTTTCTGCAAAAAAGTCTTGACTGCTGCCGACTTTCATGTGAAGGCTCCCCCTACCCCCATCGTGAAAGTCCTAGCAGGAAGCATGCCAATGCTAGGTTGGCACGGGACTTGCTGTGCCTTATTGTATTACGATAGTCTCACGCTAAACGCATAACGCAATTTGTTTAGTGCATTGTTTGCGTCAATCAATTGTTGTTCTAAACCTATCGGAGGAAGATTATGTTGTTTAGATTTGTTTATCAGATCTTCCAAGCTATTGATAGACTCTTTGAGAGCAAGACGAATCTGCTTCTGTTCGTTTTCAGTAAGGATATTGTTATTGTTTTCCATATTGTTGTTGTGTTTGTTGTTGTATTATTCTTCGACCATCACACCGTTGTTGTTAACAAAGTACCGTCCGCTGCTGCTGCGCTTTGCAAGCGGGGCGAAGTCGTAAGACTTCACCTCAACCACCTTGCCGATGTTCGCCATTGCTTCGGCCTCGGTCTTACCGCTCGCGAAGTCCACCGTTCCGTCGGCCTTGCGATACTTCACCGTGACGAGGGCCACGCTGCTGAACTTGTTTACCTTGATGATCTCAACGTTGTTTTGCATGGACAGACTATGGTGGAAAACTCGCTCATCGTCAACATTTTTCAGACAATTTTTTGAGATTTCTTTAGGTAGGGGGAGGGTAGTTAATTTAGGGCTATGCATGAAGCAAGTACCATGCCAACTCCCCCCCATTAACTCACGATATCCCTCCCCGTTTTTCTAAAAAAAAAGTGCTTGACAAACTTGGAAACTGGCGGGGGGAGGGTTTTCTCAATCTCTAATTCATTTATACAATAACATAATACCCGTAAGAACATCTCAACCCATAAAACAAAAAACCATCCATCATATACCCCCCCTTTTTCTAAAAAAACCCAACCAATATAATTTACGATAAATAGTTGAACTCAAAAAAAATAAGCCACCCTTTTTTCTAGAAACCAATATATCAAAACCACATAATATACCAAACAATGAATAAAAAAATATATGTAAAAATAAATAGTCCATCATTGGGTGACACTCTTTGCGCCGAACCTAGCTTGAGAAAGTTGGCGAAAGCTTATAGCCGCCGACTTATTATAGCTACATCATATCCTGAACTATTCAAGAACAATAAATATATAGAACATATATATTCTTTTGAGGAAATGGATCGTATTACATCTGAGACTAATGATTATGAGTTATTTAATACATTCGTTAATTTTGAAAACAAGCGTCACAATGTTATCGATATACGTCAATTTCATGCTATAGATCTTGGTTTTACATTATTACCTTCTGAAATGAATTGTGAATATATTCCTGATACTTATATTCCTATAAAAGAGTTGCCGGTTAATTATATATGTTTGCATCCATCGAATACATGGGCTTCGCGCACTTATTCGTCTGAAAATTGGCAAAAATTAATAAACCTATGTGAAGAAAATAACATATCAGTTGTTATCGTAGGAAAAGACAGCGTAGAAACAGGCGGAACATATATAAATAAAGATGTTCAAAAATTAAGTATCAAAAACGGAGTCGATTTAAGTAATAAACTTTCTTTGTCCCAAACATATCATGTAATTAATATGTCTAAAATGTTTGTAACAATGGATAGTGGGTTGTTACATCTTGCGGGAGCTACAGATACTCATATTCTACAATTAGGATCTTCAATAAATAATAAATTACGCGCACCATACAGAAACGGATCGCAAGATTATAAATATAAATATATTTCTGGACCTTGTGACTTGTTTTGCGCCTCAGATCTTAAATATGCAGTAAAAGAATGGAATACTATTCGACAAGTTCCGCTACTTCTTAATTGTCTAGAATATAAAAAGACTTTTGAATGCCATCCACAACCAACAGTTGTGTTCGATTACATAAAAGAAAATTGCATATTCATAGACAAAAACAAAAAAATATGTACTTTTAACCCCCAACCTAAAATAGAAATATTAGGAGACCAAAAATTTGAGTACAAGATATCTTTTATAGACAATAATACAGGAGTCATTCATTTTGAATCAGATCTTTACACAAATATGTGGACAAGTTGCAATGTACGTTATTTTGTCAACTGGAAAGTATTAATTCATAATAAAAATCTAAATACTACAGAGACTATACTATTTAATCCTACGGGTAAACGTGTTTATATATATAATGAATCGCCAAGCTTGGGCGATACAATATCTTGGATGCCAGCAATCGATGCTTTTCAAAAAAGATACAACTGTGTTTTAGATTATTTTACTGTAAAGAAAGATTTATTTGCAAAAAATTATCCAAACATAAATTTTTATAATTATGATTCTAAAAATAATGATAATTATCATGTTGGATATTCTATTGGATGTTTCGACACAAAAGAAAAGTATTTGACATATTTTAATTGGCGCGAAATCGCTTTACAAGATGTTGCATATAAACAGTTGGGATTAAAAAATAATAATTCTAGAACAAAGATGGTATTTAATAAAATACCGCGAATCATACCTGAAAAATACGTTTGCATAGCTACTCAATCTACCACGCAGTCTAGATATTGGAACAATCCTGACGGTTGGACTATGCTAATAAATTATATAAAATCAAAAGGCTACAAAGTTCTATGCGTCGATCAACATCAAACATATGGAGTAGAAGGCAATTGGAATAACACACCAAAAAACATAGACCATTATGTCGGCAAAAGAAATTTAAACGACATAATGAGTATAATTGATGATAGCGAATTTTTTATTGGCCTTAGTTCAGGATTATCATGGTTAAGTTGGGCGCTAAATAAAAAAGTTGTATCTATAAGCGGATCTGTTGCAGATCGTTTTGAATTTAATACTCCGTATAGGGTAAAAAATACAAATGTTTGTAACAGTTGTTTTAATAATCCTAAATATAGCTTTGATTCAGGTAATTGGTTATGGTGTCCAGAAAATAAAGATTTCGAATGTACCAAAAAAATAACATTTGAAATGGTGAAAGAAAAAGTAGATGATTGTTTACGAGATTTATGATATCACTTCTAGTAGATGAAGCATATGCATTTGATTATTTAAGTATTTTAGAAGTAAAAAAACAAAAATCTTCTAACAATAACAAAGCATGGTCAGATTGCTGGTTATATTTACAAAATCAATTCGATCAAGAAAAATGGTTGTCGATGATACGCTCGCAAGAGTATGAAAACATGATAACAGCAAATAAATTAACTTTTGATGCTGTTGAAAAAGCGAAAAACGACGAAGTTACTGCTAATTATGTAGATTATTGTAATTATCAACGGCACATTGCCAAAGAAAATTTTCAAAAAAAATTCTTTAATACTAATTTAACGGAGAAGAAGATAGGCTATGAAAGATATTCTCGTAATGCGTCATTTGAAAATCAAGAGTAAATCTAGATAGCGCATTTTTATAACAATTTTCTGGATCAATAGTTTTATCTATATTTTTTATGTTATATATCATCTCATTTGGGTTTGAGCATTTAAATCCAGTGATTCGATGATGAACCGTTTCTGTAAAGCCGCCGAAATTAGTGGTTATTGTAGGAGTTCCAGAGAATTGAGCTTCAATAACAGTCCAGTTACAAGGTTCTACGAATAAAGACGGAGCAAATAAAAATTTCGCATTGCTCAATAAATCTTTTCTACGTTCTGGATCAACAAATCCAATAAATTTACAATATTTAGTATCTCTTAGGTTCAAGATGTTAGGGCCAGCAAATATGATGTCTTGTTTTATTTGATTACATATATCGTAAACTAGTTTTGCGCCTTTTTCTTTTATTATCCTACCTAAGAATAGTGCGGTATTTGATTTTTCTTTTTTATATATAAAATCTTTTTGATCAAAACCGGGATAAACCACAAATTCTTTTTCAAGCTCTACAAAAGATCTACCCAAGCCATGCATTTTATGCATTTGTGAATAAGTTTCGAAAATTTTGATAGGAGCAAACATGCTATCATAACCAATACTCGGTTCTATTACTATCGCTTTATTATAGAAGTTTTTTACGCATGCCTCATGCCCATATCCAAACCAACACAATATGATTTCTTTATTAGATTTAAGTCTTTTATTTATTTCTGTAATAGAATTATTATTAAATACTTGAAAAGCTTTAGAATTAACATTTTGATTGAATCCAAACTGTTTCCAATTATTTAAGTTGCCATAACTCTCTTTTAATATATCATTATTTGTAACAGTAATATGTTCAGTACAATTAACTACAGAATCAGCATGCCCATAATGATAAACAGTATGGCCTCTTTTTGTCATTTCATTGCAGAATTTATAAACCTTCTGAACAAAAGCGCATAATGAGATATCTTTCTTAGTTGGTGCGTAAGGAATACTTAAGCAGTGGAAAACCATATCATATAGTGTAACTTTATTAAGAACATGTCAACCAAAAAGAAGAAACTTCCAAAGGAAAAAGACGATTTCAAAGAAATAATAGCTGATAATCATTTTAGATCAGTTAAATTAAATATAAGAAATTATAATCTCACGGATAAACAAAAAAGTTTCGCTCAGATAGCTTTCGATAAGAATACTAAGATAATTTTTATCAATGGCCCTGCTGGAAGTTCGAAAACATTTTTAGCTGTTTACTGCGCTCTACATATCATGAATATGAATCCGCGTTCTGAGCTTAAATATATTCGTACTATTGCTGAATCCGGCGAAAGAGCGTTGGGATCTTTACCGGGAACAGTCGATGAGAAGTTTAATCCATTCATGATGCCTCTTTATGATAAATTGGATGAACTATTGCCACTAAGCCAATCAAAATATTTAGAAAATAATGGATTTATCGAAGCGTTACCTATTAATTTCTTAAGAGGCGCAACATGGAATGATAAATTAATTATTGCTGATGAATCTCAGAATTATAGTAGCAAAGAGTTAGTTACTTTACTTACTCGTATTGGTGAAAATACTAAGATGTTTATTTGTGGAGACGCTATGCAATCAGATATTGGTAACAAATCTGGTTTCATGAGAGTCTATGATCTATTCAATAATAAAGAAAGTGAAGAGAAGGGCATTTTTTGCTTCCAATTTGATGAAGAAGATATCATGCGTAGCGAAATATTGAAATACATTGTAAATGTCTTTAAGAGATTAGATAAAACCAATCCTCATTAATATAATAAACTATGAGTAACGTTTACTGTTCAAACTGCGGTTCTAAACATTTGTTAGGCGCAAAGTTTTGTAGTTCTTGTGGAAATCCAATGGCATCGATAGCTCAAAGAGCAACTGTGCAAAACAATACTTTGAGAAGTCCTAAGCGTCCACAAACAGATTATGATGAAGACGGAATACCAACTACATTTGTAAGACCCGCAAAGTTAAGTTACGAAATAGAAAAGAGCAAAAACAAGTATTCTGTATCAGAAATAATTAGTGTGCCGCCGTCACAAGATAGAATTTCAACTCAACTAGATCCAAATTTTAAAATTCCTACTCAGGAGGAATATCTTAGGCAGTCAATGAACGAATGCAGATCTATGAGGACTCCTAAAGACATAGATGAAACGTAAAAAAATAAAATTTGAAGACATGTATGAAACTATCGATCTCGTAATCAAAAAAAGAAAAAATAAATGGAAGTTAAAAGCGATTACTTGGTTTGACTTTGAAGATATAGAGCAAATTATAAAACTCCATATCTATAAAAAATGGCATCTCTGGGATCAATCGCGAGCTATTGAGCCTTGGGTGAATCGCATAGTTACAAATCAAATAAGAAATATAATTCGTAATAATTATACAAGTTTTGCTCGCCCATGTCTATCTTGTCCATTTAATCAAAATAAAGAAGGCGAATCTGGCGCAGAATTATCATGTGGTTTTACCGCTAGTGGAATGCAATGTAATGAATGTCCATTATATGCTAAATGGGAAAAGATAAAGAAGTCAGCATATGATGTAAAAATTACAGTTAGTCTTGAAAATCATAAAAATTATTTTAATTCTTTCGAATCCAACATCGAACATGATTATAAAAAAGCAGAAAGTAAGTTGCACGAATTGATGAAGAATAATTTATCAGATAAGAATTTTTTTATATATAAAATGTTTTTTATTGATAACTTATCTGATGATCAGATCGCCACAATATTAAAATTTAAGACAAACGAAAAGGGCCGCAAAGCAGGTTACAAGCAAATAAAGAATTTAAAAAAGATGCTTTATCTAAAAGCTCAAAGTTTATTAAAAGAAAACGATTTATTCTCTATCTAATATGTTAACAGAAGAACAGAAACTTTTTATAACTAAAAAAATAGAAGAAGGCGTGAATGATTATGTCATAATCGCCAATTTATTATTTAATAGAGAAGATCTTACAGGAAGATCTAAAGAAGCAAAATTAATCAGAGATTTTTTAGTTAGTACTGGATTTGCAAAGAAAGATAAGCCAAAACCTCCAGTGAATCAAGACTTATTAACTAAAAATCAATTTGAATTCATTGATCAAAATATAAAAACAGGCATAACTCCAAAACAAGTTACTGAACTCTTGTTTAATGAAAAATTTCAAGGTCTAAAGAATTTAAATGTTTTTATTACGCCTGAATATAGAGCGGTCCACAAGTATATAAAAGAAAAGTATCCAGAATTTCTAGTAGATAACGAGTCAGCAGTCAATGAAAAATACTCTGTTCCTCGTTCTATTAATACTGTAATTAATAAAGTTAATAAATGGTGTGGTCAATCAATTGATGAGCAAAAATTATCTTTGCAACATAGAAAATACATGGAAAAATTATTAACTTATTTATCTAGTCCTAGATTTGTAGGTAATTATGATTCTTATACGAGTGGAACAGATAAAGATTTATTTGAAGCAGAATTTGTACGTTCTGTATGGGACAAACCTGATTTAACTACCGATGAAATTAATTTGTATATAAATGTTTGTATGGATTATATCAATTTAAGACAGATTGATGTTAAGAAAAATAAAATAAATCAAATGTTCAATGAAACAGAAGAACAAAAAGATTTTACTATGCGTTTGACTGAAGTTTTGAAAACGATTAGTGAAGAATATAATCAATGCGCTCAAAGAATAGATAAAAGTATTCAAAAATTAAATGGTGAACGCTCTAAACGAGTTGAACATCATCAACAAAAGAACGCTTCTATCATTAACTTAGTAGAACTATTTCAAGATGAACACGAAAGAAAGATGATGATTCAAATTGCAGAGATGCAAAAGAAAATCATCAGAGAAGAAGCTGATCGACTTGAAAACATGAGCGCATGGAAAGCTAGAATTTTAGGAATATCTAAACAAGACGCAATTTAATATGAGCATAGAAAAAGCATTTAATGGCGATAAATTTATTTCTCATACTTTTTTCACATTAAGAGATTTATTCAAAATTGATACGGTAATAGAAACAGGAACTTATGAAGGCGATACAGCAGGTTTTTTATTTGAGAACTTCAAAACCGTATATACAATAGAAGGCCATAAACAAAATTATGATTTTTCATTATATCGTTTAAATTCATTAAAATTATATCCAAACGTTATATTTGGAAAAAGCGAAGAAGTTCTTAAAGATTTAATTATAGATAAAAATATAACTAGTAAAAGTATATTTTTTTTGGATGCTCATTGGTGGGGGGACTGTCCTTTGCAAAAAGAGTTAGACATAATAGCTGAATGTAAAATCAAACCTATTATAGCTATTCATGATTTTGTTGTACCTAATTCAACTACTTTAGGTTATGATGTTTATGATGATCAACCATTTAATTTCGAATGGTTAAAACCTCATTTTGATAAAATATATGATGGACAATATAATTATTGGTATAATAATGATACTTTGAGCGAAGGCGCAAAAAGAGGTATTATATATTTAGTACCAACTAATTATGGAGTGTAAAATCTGCAATCAACATTTTGAAAACGATAAATCTTTTCATGCTCATTTAAAAAAACATGATATTTATCAAGCTGAGTATTATTGCACTTATTATCCCCGCTTTTCTTTATTTTATAAACAACAGATACCATTTAAAAATAAAAAACAATATTTTGAAACAGAGTTTCTTGATTATAAAGAATTTTTAAAGTGGGAAGCGTCTACAGATCAAGAATTAGTTAAAGAAAAGTGTGTCGAAATATTAAAAAACAGAGTTGATGAAAAGACGTATCATTTTGCGCCTTTTCATAACGAATTGATTACGTTGCAGATGCCATCTATTAATATATATAAGAAACATTTTACATCTTATAATTCTGTTTGCAGATTACTGAATTTAGAGCCTTTATATAATAAATGTTTGCCTTCTAATTTTAATTCTGTAGATGTTTCTCGTTTACCAATTTTGGTAGATACTAGAGAACAAGATGCATTAGAGTTTCCAAAATGTAAAATAGAAAAAATAATAGTAGGAGATTATTTAATAGATAGTAAAAATCATTTTACGAATACTTTTGTTGATAGAAAAAGCGAATCAGATTTTCTTGGAACGATGGCTTCTGGAGTAGAGCGATTTGAAAGAGAATTAATTAAAGCTGTAGAATTAGAGTCTTATTTATATGTAGTTATTGAAAGCAGCATTGCCTCAATACTAGATAACCAAAAGAGATTTAATAGAAAAACAAATCTAGAATATGTTTTTCATAATATGCGCCATTTAAGCCATAAATATCCTAGACATATACAATTTATATTTACTGGCAGCAGAAACAAATCTTTAGATATTATACCTAAGTTATTATATCATGGTAAATCGCTTTGGCAGGTAGATTTACAATACTATTTAGACAATGAGTTGGGAAACAGGCAATCAAAAAGAACGCAAGAACTATCTTATATCCAATGAAGAGCTTCTAAAAAAAGAAGGTTTTCTGGAAGAAAGAGAAGCTAAATTGCTGTTCTATCAATTTTTAAGAAATAACATTACGTTCTCAACAGATTTGATTACGGGTGTTAAATTATTTCCGTTCCAACATATGGCTATCAAAGGCATGTTGGAAAGCGATTATTTTCTAGGAGTATGGTCGCGTGGTATGAGTAAATCTTATACTACAGGTATTTATGCTGTACTTGATGCGATATTAAATCAAGGAGTTGAGACTGGAATATTGTCGCGTTCATTTCGTCAGTCTAAAATGATATTCAAAAAGATAGAAGATATTGCCGCCAAGCCTGAAGCCTACCTTTTAAAACAATGTATTACGCACGTTTCTAAATCTAATGACGAATGGGTAATGGAAATAGGTAAAAGTCGCATACGCGCATTACCTTTGGGTGATGGTGAAAAGCTTCGTGGTTTTCGTTTTCATAGAATCATTATTGACGAGTTTTTATTGATGCCTGAGCGTATTTATAATGAAGTCATTGTTCCGTTCTTGTCTGTAGTACAGAATCCAACACAACGAGAAGAGTTGTATAATCTAGAAACTCAATTAATTGCTAAAGGAGAAATGAAAGAAGAAGATAGATACCAATGGCCTAATAACAAATTAATAGCTTTGTCATCTGCTTCTTTTAAATTTGAGTATTTATATAAATTATATGAACAATATGAAACATTAATAGCTAATCCAAAGAGTAAAGACTCTACTAGACGTTGTGTTATGCAGTTTTCATACGATTGCGCTCCTCAACAGCTATACGATCAGAATCTTATAAATCAGGCAAAAGCAACAATGAGTGAGTCGCAATTTTTAAGAGAGTTTGGCGCACAATTTACTGATGATAGCTCAGGTTATTTTAAAATTTCAAAGATGGCATTATGCACTGTTCCAGATGGAGAGATGCCAGCAGTAGAAGTAACGGGCAATTCAGAAGATGAATATATAGTTGCCGTTGACCCTTCGTGGTCAGAAACAGAATCATCAGAC